AACAGTGTTGCTCTGATTTTGGTGTTACGTCTTAAGTGCCCCCATGTCTTGCCGTCTACAATAGCCCTTGTTGGTACTGTGCCTGTAGACATTGTGATAAGATCTTTGGCTTGTAAGATATCCTCGATTGGGTCTGCTGTGGCGTGATTGTCCCACGTAATCGCAACGCTTGATTTGTTAGTTACCCCATAATCAAAGCTATAGTTTTGCCCATTACCAAACACCGTGACAACTCCTGTGGTAAGTGCCATCATGCGCATAGCCTCGCGTGTTGCACTTGCTCCACGCAATAGGTTTGTTGCATCGTCCATGATGTTTGTCAATACCATGTTGGCATAAGCATCGTTTTGTTGTACTACTAATAGTTTTTGTCTTAGCTCCTCATCAACATAGTACGACTCTTTAAAGTACGGCATTTGTGTTTTAAGGATATCCGCCCCAACTCTTGCTCGTGGTACTGCGCTTGCGTCAAATGCTGACGGCTTTAGTGCTACTGGCATACCCTTTGCGCCTTTAATCCATTGCAGGTTTAGCCCCATCTGTTTGTTTGCGGGAAATAATGTTTCCCCAATGTGCGGTGCTTCGTTCTGCAGATTTTCCGCCCAATATGCGGCGATTGTCTGCGAACATAGTAAATCAAAAATACTTGCCATAATATTTATCTCCTATTCTGCGGTCAAAAATTTAATCAATGGGCTTGCGTCCTCGTTGCCTTGTGCCGTTGCGATTAATGGCAATACTGCCTCATCTACTCTAGCTAAATTAATAAAGCCAAAAATGCAAGCTGTACCATTGCCGCTGCCGTGTGTCACGTCTACATCGTGTACCAGTACCGCATTTAGAGCAACGTCTCCAGTTGCAAGCGCTGCGTTTGTTGTGCGGTCATCTAAGCTTACCATTAGTGGTGTGCCAGCCCTTGCCGTCCTTACCCCGCCAACCATTACGCCAATAGCCTGCGGTATAATACATCCAACTGATTGTTGCAATACTGGATTAAACAATATCTGCCTTGTTACAATATCTGCCTTGTTAGTTATAATCATTTACTATTCCCCCCAAAAAATTGTTGTTGTGTTGCTTTATGTGCATTTTTGGCTTGTGCTAACTGTTTGCCAAACTCTGCCGCTGTCGTTGGCTGTGCCGCCCCCGCCCCTACTCCGCCTACTAGTTGACCAGTTGTCTGTGTTGCTTGTGTGAATAGTACGGTGTGCTTTGCTTTAAGCGCGTCTACCTCTGCTTGTATGGTCTCCACTTTATCCACCTTATGTAAGACTAGTGTTAGTGCATCATCTAGTAGATTAGGTTGTACCCCTGCCCCCAACAATGCGACCTTTGCCTCTGCCCTAACTACTGCGTTTACCTGTGGTTGTTGTGGTTGTGCCTCTTGCGTAACTGGTTGCTGTGCTTGCTCCTGCTTAACGCTTGCAGGTGGCGGTGCTGCTTGTTGTGCTAGTGCTGCCCTTGCTTGCTCAATAGCGTCTTTGTTGCGTGTGTCAATACCCAATGCCCTGTAGACGCTGTCTTTGCCCTCGTGCTTTTCCTTGCTCATGAGTGCGGTCATTTGCGCCTGCGTGTAGGTGAGTAGCTTATCTTGCTGCTCCTGCGGCGGGGCTGGCTGTTGCCCCTGTGTATCTTGTGCTTGCTGGTTGTTTCCGTTTGCGTCCATTGTTATTCTCCTATCGTGCCTATAGGTTTATTACGTTCATATGTTGCCATACGTTCAACCGCTGTATCGTAGTAGTGGTCTGTTAGCTCTATGCCTGTAGCGTCCATGCCCTCTAGTTCTGCAGCGTGTATTGTTGAGCCACTACCCATAAATGGGTCTAGTATGCTTGAGTTAGGACGTGCAACCCTTGCAAGTTCTCGCATTAACTCTAGTGGCTTTTCTGTCATGTGTAGGCGTTTAGAAGCATGCACCCTTGCCGATGCAATAACACCCCATGAATATGTGCTATCTTTTGTTTTCTTCAGCATCTTACCGTTGCTTGCCCAAACAATAAATTCCGCTTGCTGTGCTATGCCATCGTTGATTGGGCGTGCATTACCCTTGTCCCATACTGCAACCCCACGCCATATCCACCCCGCCATCTGCACGGCGTCCGTCATTGCTGGCAACTGCCGCCAATCGATAAACGACAATAACAATCCGCTTGGCTTTGTGACTTCCCTTGCAAGCGTCAACCACTCTGCGGTGAACTTTGTCCATGCTCGCTGGTCGAGGTTGTCGCCTGTAAAAGTTACGTCTGCTTGACTTTCGGTTGTTTCTTTTCTATGGACTTCCACTGCATACTTCGTTATAGGGTCTTGCCTACGCTCTGTAAACGTTCTCCCTCCGCTGCTATACGGTGGGTCTGTTAGCACCATGTCGTACTCATGCCCCTGCTCCTTTAGCTTCTGTAGCTCTTGTAGTGCATTGCCGTGTATTAGATTATACATTGCCGTCACCCCCTATCTTTTTCTTTTGGCTTACAAATAGTCGCAACCAAGCAGTACATCATCGTTCTAAACGCATTATCTCTATCTTCTTGATTCATACCATCTACACTTTCTTGATATAATTCTACAACTTGGCGGCTCGCTTCGAAAGCCTCTTGCATTTGAGCTTCCGTATATCGTTTTCCCATTATTTATCTCCTATTCTGTAGGTTTGTTTTGTGTTATGCCTCATATCCTAAACTGCGGGCAAACGCTGTTACTTCCTTATCCTCACCCCCACGTGCCCACGCTATAAGCCTTGCGTCCTCTGTGTCATCATCTGCCACTACTGGCTCTAGTATGCACATGCCGTTAGGGTGGTCTAATGGCGCATCCCCCTTGTCGTATACCTTACCATCACGTGCCAAGCATAGGTCACACGCTCGTGAGCCGTTTGCTATCCATTTAACCCCTGTAACAAATGGGTTGCCCCTTATCCTGTCCTCTGTGGCTTTCTGGTATGCGTGCTGCGATACCGTGCGGGCTAACCGTTGTGCGTTGTACTCTACGTCACGGCGGTGTACGTGGAAGCCGTCTTGCATGAGTTTGTTCCAATCCTTGCGTGCTGCTGGGTCTACATACTTTGTTATCAGATCAGATATATCCGCTATGCCCTTGCCCTCTTGCATTGCGTTTGCGATAATGGTATGTATATCCTTGTGTATTGCCTGTTGGTTGCTCCATATCCTTTGACTTAGTGGTATGCCATCTGGGTAAACGGTGCCTTTGAGTATGCCCTGTAGCGTCCGTGCAACCGTGGAGTTAACCTCATTACTGGCTATGATATTTACTTGCAGCGTTGACTTAGCCCCTACACTCTTTAACAGGCGTTGCCCTGCCTTTACATGCCCCTCCGCTGTTTGCCGTGCTACCTGCTGTACTGCATCTTGTGTGGCTTGCAACACCTGCTTGGCGGTTAACTCTGTATACTCTTGCACCGCTTTAGACAGTCGAGCCTTTGCTTTGTCCGCTTGGTCGTATGCGTCAAGTGTTTTATTAATTACATCGAGCTCTTTTCTTAGCGCTCTCCGTTGCGCCTCGTATATCTTGCGCATCTTAAAGTCTACCTCTCCTTGGCTTATGTCCTTGCGCTTGGCTACCTCTGCTATCTCCTTTGCAAAGTCCCTACCCTTGCTCATGGCGTTATACTATAGTCTACAGGAGGCATGCCTTGATATGTGTCCTCTAAGATCTGCCGCTCTAGTGCTATTTGCTTTAACTCCTCGTCTGCCTCTGTGTCTGTAAGCTGTAACCACTTTTGCATATATACCTTACGTGACATTGTTTGAGCGTGTACGTCTGCAAGATCTGCGTTACGCTCCTCCAACTCGTCCTCTGGCAAAGGCAGGTTGTTTATTGCCGTGTACGTGTATAGCTGCTGGTCTATCTGCTGCAGTGGCTCTACCTCTTGTGGCTTTGCGTCTGGATAAGCTATAACTCCATCAACGATTATCTGTAGTAGTTGCGTGATAGCTGGTAACCAAGCTTTGGCTTTTTCTTTAGTCCTGACTGTCAAACCCCAATACAAGGCTTTAAGGCTCTTGCCACTTGTTATAGCTCCTTGCAACGCCTCTAGTGTTAGGTTTGGCATGTCTACCTGCTCGTAGCCTGCTGTCTTAACCCTATCGAGCGTTTGCTTAAGCGCATCACTATGCCGCATGCTTATCTCTAGTAGTCCTACTTGTGGCTTTGCGTCTGGTCTTGCAAGGTCTGTAGACAAATCCCAATATGCCCCCGCACTGCTTGGTAGTGTTGCTGTACTCTCTGATGCCATATCAACCGTATAACGTACAGGATTCATGCTTTTTCTTAATGCATCTATGTCACCGCTGTTTAGTTTGCTATACCACGCCTCGTAATCCTCTAGCCCTGTTATCTCACTAATGCCTTGCGTGTCGCTTAATAGCCCGCCGTTGATCACCTCTACCGCTGGTATGCTTTGCAGTGCTGTCTTTGTCTGTGGCGTAATAGTCTGCACCCCTGTGCTATCGTGCCTTTGCTCCTCAACGTATACATTGCCTTGCTCATCTTTGGTATAAAGCTTTGTGTATGTCACCGTCCCTGTGTCCTCTGCTACAGCCCATCCGTGCGCATACATAACCATGTCACCGTCAACGTACTTTGTAATATAGTTGGTGCTTGGAATCCACTGTATATATACTCTGCCAATGCCAAAATGCACTACAGCACTAACACGCTTGCCAATAAAGCAATCTTTTGCAGCCTGTAGTAATTGGCGGTCGTTGTTGGCATCTGTTAGCACCGTATGCAGTAACGTGTTGTATGTGTCTACCGTTGCATTGACCGCCTCCTGTGTCTGCTCTGGTAGTTGTGCAACCACCCCTGTTGTTTCTGCTACAGTGTCGGGGCTCTCTGCAAACAAAAACCGTGCTTGCTTATCTATTAACGCCGCCGCCATCTTGTAGTGCAATGCCGCTGGTACATAGTCACCTGACGTCCCCTCTGTTGCAAATCGCATACCGTCCCTATATACCGTATAGTACTGCTGTATCTCTCTCATCTCTTGCTTGCGGGCATTACCTGCCTTTGTGCCTATCGTGCGGGCTAAGAAGTCCATTGGGAACACATCGCCTTGTACTGCTTGCTGTATCTCTGCCATACTCTCACCGCCTTACTACTTTATGTTTATGTCGTCCCTATGCTTTAGGCGCAGGCTTATCATATGTCATCGCTCTTTTGCTGTCTTGTAACCCCTCAACCGTTGGATCTGATACAACCCCTATTAGCGCTAATACGATAAATATAGCGTTAATAACACCTAATAACAAGTC